AATCAATTTTTCGTCTCATGTCACCCTGTCACCTCCTTTCTCCCCGGCCTTCGGGCCGGGGGCTTCTTTCTTTATCTCCCTCTTACTTTTTGCAAAGTTAATCTTTCTACCGCCTTAACTAAGTCTTTGTCATGCCAATATCTTTTTGCTGACATGATGACAAAGCCGTCAATACCTTGAGAAGGTACTGGTATCGCTCCAATAGCGATGACCTTGCCTAGTCTGTTTTTGACGACATAGCCAGCAAAAATACTTTCTCCATCAGTGAAATGTTCCTTTACTAACATTTTCCTTTCCTCCTTTTTTGACATTTTTTTAAAGCTTTAATAGAGCAAATTCCGTGCCATATTTGACACAATTAGCAATTTTCAGGTAGGTTTGAAAAATTAAACTAAATTGAGGACGAAAATTGGCACGAAATGACAAAAAACGGCGCTTTAGGAAAGCACGTCCGGCAAGGCTTAGAGACGACACAAGGCTCAGAGCCTTGTAGGGCTTTGCTTTGCCAGGTGACAATTTTTGTCAAAAAAAGAGGCAACCTAGGACTATAGAAGTGACCTCAAGTGACCTCAGGGCAGATTTTGCATTAGTCACCACAGCAAAGAAAAAGCATATTACTATTTTTTTTGCTTGACTTTCTTTGCAAGAAAGAATAATATCTAACTCGAAAAAACGTTGACGGTGTAAGTCGAGACCAAGCGGGCCTGATCCCCGGGCCTCCGTGAAGCTAGGGCAAGCACTCAGGACAAAACAGACCTGCCGGCGTAAGCCGGTTTAAGACCTTCGGAACTCACAGGGACGAAGGCCAGCAGTCAAAAACTGCTGAGGGAATGTGGACTGACAATAGCCTCGGCCCCAGCCGTCAATCGACCATAGCCCACTAATACTGCACTTCGGTTTGAGGGGGTCTAGGTTTGCCCAAAGGTTATCCTACCTAGTTAACACGCTTTCGCGCGTTTTTTAGAGCGCGCGCTTCTCTAAAATGAAGCGCGCTACCTCAAAGCGTGTCTTCGTGTTTTCCCAAATGCTCGCTTTCTCAATTTAGAGCACGCTTTATTGAAAAAGCGTGCTCAGTGCTTGTACCGCGAAGATACGGTGTTTTTCCCAAAACATACGTTTCTCCAAGTGTGTATCGCCTAAAGTGTGCACTTTTTTCGCAAAACGTCAGGTTTTTGGGTTGCTACCTAAAAAACTCGCAAACCCAAAAAACCACTGTTAACTCTTCTTGGGGATGGGGGAGGTGGTGGTTTGCGACTTTTTTACTACAAAGAAAGTCTCGTCTGAGCGGGAATAGCTCAGTTGGTAGAGCCCCACGTTGCCAACGTGGTTGTCCCGGGTTCAAAGCCCCGTTTCCCGCTCCAACTGTAAAATTGGCTTTACACCACTGTAAAAAAATTTTACACCTTCAACCTACCGATATCCTTGGCAATTCCGCCCAACTGTAAAAAAACTTTACAGTTACCTCTTGACAAAGACAAATGCTATGTAGTATAGATATCCCAGAGTCTACATTTTTGTAGGTTTTTGCCGAGTGTTTAGTGTAGATGAGAACGATGGTTGGTATCGGATATTCCGATAGATACGTACACACAGGTTTTTGTCCTGGCCGTTGCGGCCAGCTCCCCGGTACGATGCCAGAGGTGTTGGGTAAGTAAGACTATGTTAGAGTTAGTAAGGTTGAGGATCATTGAGTATACTATTTTGCAGGTGATTAATTGAGCACAGCCTAGCTAAATTTATCTTAACCTTGATGACTATTACTTGACGTTTTCCTGTTATGTCAAGCCTGACATAACGTAAGTAGTTGAAATAACGGTAAGTTCTGATAATTCCCATTATGTTAACTTTTATGATAATTAGCTTTAATTAAGTTTAATTTATTGTCGCCGAGGGGGCCATGGGGACCCCCCAGAGGCTGAGCGCAGGCGGGCGTAAAAATAGATTATATATTCTTAAACACGCTACTCTCCTGAAAGGAACATAACAAATGGCAAAGAAAACGACCAAGCGATCTTCAAGCAAAATTATGAATAAATTTCCCAGTGGTAGTAGAAGCATTAAGCGATCCACTCGCAAAAAGAGTGCCACCATTGTAGAGCATAAGAAGGGGCCACGGGGTGGTACGACCAGGTACAGATTTCCTATGCCTGACAAAGCTCATGCCCGGAATGCTTTAGCCAGGTTACCTCAAGCCAAGGGATTGAGTGCTGCTGAGAAGGCCAAGATCAAGGCTCGGGCAAATAGGATACTTGGCAAGACGAAGAAGAAAAGCAAGGGGAAGTAAATGCCCTGGACAGCCACCAGTTTTAGGAGGAAGCACAACAAGAGGTTAACTCTTTCCCAGGCCAAGAGGGCCGCCAAGATAGCGAACGAGATATTGAGAGAAACGGGCAATGAGGGCCTGGCTGTGAGGGTTGCCAATTCCAAGGTAAAGCATAACAAAAAAAGGAGGCGGTAGTTGGAACGGATTTTTAAAATAATAAAAGAGTGGAATTCTAAAAGAAAAACTGGTAAAATAAGCATTAATTTTTTCCAGGGTGGGATTCCTAACATAAATCTTAGTGAGTCCGTCAAACTTGACATTAAAACACAACAAGAAAAAGGAGGTAAAAAGAATGGACAAGTTTAGAAATGGCGTAATGGAGTTGGCATCGAAAGGTGTCGATATTATGGATAGCTATTTTGATGGAGAGGTAACAGACTCACAAAAAATCAAAATGGCTTCCAAGGTTATCACGGAGGGTGTTAAGGTAAGCAACAGGGATCAGGTGGATGCCCAGGTAAGGCGATCCCAGGCAATCAGGTTGGTATCGTTTATTCCAAAGGAAAATAGGGCTGAGTATATTGCCCTAACGAATCCCGAAGCCAAGCCGTTTTTGCTTGACAGGCCCAAGAAATAAGACGGGGCGAGGCGGGGCTTGGCCGGGCCCGGCACGGCGGGGTAAGGCGTGGCATGGCGTGGCCACCATCATTGAGGTGGCGGCAAATATAACCTGAGAAAGGAGATTTTGCGATGGAAACAGAGAAAATTCGAGTGAGGTTAGTCGGTGTTGCCGATATCATGTTTGACAGGTTTATCGATCATTCAAAGGAGAAACGGCCACCAGAGCAAAAACTTTACTTGATAGAAGATAACATCGTTACAATACCAACGGAAAACATTTACGCTTTTCTTTTTGGTGAAAACCCCCAAGGGTGTGCAGCGGTCTTTGAGGGGAAGAAAAAGAAAGATTATCTCAGAGTTGGGCAGAGCCACGTGTTCATTGATCCCTTGGCTTTGCCGATTGAGAAAAATGATAAAAAACTGAAATTTACCGGTTTTGATCCCGAAAACTGGTGGATTCACAGAGGGGCACCAAGGACAAAGCAAGGTTCTTTGAGCATTAAACAAGAAGTTAAGGAACGACCGGTTCTAAAGCTGCCGTGGAGCGTAAAGTTTACCGTTAGTATTGTGAAAAACGCCTTGATCAACGAGACGAAACTGTACAACTGGTTTACTGCCGGTGGAATTCAGATAGGGCTTGGAACGTACAGGCCGAGGTTTGGCCGGTTTCAGGTTGAAGAATGGCAGAAAGTTTGAGCGGCGGGGCCCGGCTGGGCTAGGCTAGGCTAGGCTAGGCTCGGCGCAGCGCAGCACGGCACGGCAAGGCAAGGCTATCTTTTTGCTAGATATTCTGGGACGCGGCAGGGTTTGGCGAGGCGGAGCGAGGCGGGGCTTGGCGTGGCGGAGCATGGCGAGGCGAGGCTATCTTTACATTAGAAGGTAGCAACATAAAGTAAACGGGATGATTATAAATACAAGCCCGATTGGGGGTTAATTCCCCTGGTCGGGCTTTTTTGTGAATACAACATGGCTAAAAGAACTACCAGCAAATATTACCGCACAGCCAAGGCGATAGAGAATCAACTGGTTAATTCTTTGGATTTCAAGCGGGAATTTAACCAGGAGATCAAGTTGGCGAGAAAGTTGTGGGCGTCCAAGGACTTTGCGACCAATCGCAAGAAGCAATTAGAGCTTAAGCGCCTTGGTGTTGCAATGGACTTGAAAATGCTTTTTCAGCAGATGGAAAACGCCCTCTATTATAACGATGTGAAAACTTATAACTCCTTGGCCCTGGTCTTTCACGAGAAATATGGCAAGTACCTGGCTGCTCACGAGCAGGGAGTGGTGACCATTGGAGAGAGTGGGGTTGTGATTTTACCAGAACAGAAGGCAGGTAATGGCAAGCAGAAGAAAAACTCAACTGAGAAAAGACCAACTCGAACTACTGGAGAAAGTGGATAAGTTCCTCTTCTCCAACGTGAGTTTACCTCGTTCTGTTTACGAATTTATACGGGTCATGAATGATGAACGTAGTGTGGAAACCTCATCCAGGCCAACAGACGAAACTTCACCAGAGGACGGAATATGAGCTTCTCTATGGTGGGGCCAAGGCTGGAGGTATGTGTGATTCAATGAAAGAGGTAAATGGCAAAGCTAAACATAATATGGCAACCCAATTCGGATCAACAGAGGAAGTTTCACGAGAGGACTGAATTTGAGGTTCTTTATGGGGGTGCAAGAGGTGGAGGCAAAACAACATCTCTTTTGATGGAGGCCCTACGGTACGTTCGGTATGCCAATTATAAAGCATTGATTCTCAGGAGAACTACGCCGGAATTGCAAGAAATTTTAGACAAAAGCCATAGGATATTCCCAATTGCGATTCCAGGCGCTCATTGGAAGAAAAAAGAAGGTAGATGGGAATTTCCTTCTAAGGCGACAATTAAGCTAGGCCACATGGAACGCCATGATGATATGTATAAGTATCAGGGCTTAGAATACCAATATATCGGAATAGATGAATTGACCCATTTTCATGAAGACATGTATTTATTTATGATGGGTTCTTGTCGATCAGCAGATGAAAGAATACCTGCAAGGATGAGGGCGGCATCTAACCCTGGTAATGTGGGGCATAACTGGGTCAAAAAACGATTTATTGATCCCGCGCCTCCTGAGACAGTCATTGTAGACGAAGAAACAGGACTTGACCGAATTTTTATACCCGCCACGGCCTATGATAATCCAGTTTGGAGAGAAAAAGACCCAATGTATTTGAAAAGGTTGGAAAACATCCCCGATGATAACTTGCGCCGAATGATGCTCTACGGCGACTGGGATGTTGGTGTGGGCATGGCGTTTCCTGATTTCAGGCGGGAGATTCATGTTATAAAGCCTTTTACTCCCCCTCCTGAATGGAAACACTTTATCACGGTTGACTGGGGTTTTTCCCGCCCCTTTGCTGTCTACTGGATAGCTCAGGACTTTCTGGACCGGCTTTATGTTTACAGAGAATGGTACGGGGCAGGCCGGAACGAAAGAGGACAAATACAGGACAATGTTGGTGTTAGGTTGAACAGTATTGATGTTGCAACGGGGATAGTTCAACGGTGTGATCCCCAAGTCAATTATGCGTACTGTGTCATGGATTCTCGGATGTGGTCACCAAGCGGTATTGATGAGGCATCCGTGGCATCCGATTTTGAAAGGGAATTGGGACAGAGAAGAATTCCGGTCCTGAAAGCGTCTCAGTCACCCGGTAGCAGGCTATTAAGAAAACAACAGTTTCACGCCAGGCTGCGGGTGCGGGCGGATGGCAGACCGGGGATATTGTTTACTGAGAATTGTGTTAATGTGATCAGGATTTTGCCCGGTTTACCGCTGGATAAGAATAATTTGGAAGATGTCGATACCAATGCTGAGGATCATTGTTTCGACTCTATCGGTTACGGACTTCAGACTTGCCCTATTACTGAACGAACCGTGATAGGAAGTGATGGACGGGCGGTTTCGTTGACCAATATCGAAAGTTTCAGGCAGCGAAATAACTTTAGCCCTATGAGAAGGCGCAATAGACCTCTTGTTAATAGTTATGTTACGAGACGAGTACAATGAAATGTGATTGTGGTGGGGAAATCCGATACGTAACATCTGTTGAAAAAAATGATGAAGGTCGCATGATTTACCAATGCGTCCTTTGTGGTCAGGAATACGAAAGACCGTATTATAAATACACCCCGTCGACTTGCCCGAAACACCACTGGCAGTTTGATTCGTGGGGGTTTTTTGATAATCCGAATAACCACGAGATTTATTGGAACATGATCTGTGATAGATGCGGAGCCAGGGCTAAGAAACGATGGGACTCAAGGGAAGTGGGTCTAAGAGAAGCAGTTGATATTGAAGATCCAAGGGTTTTAAAGCATTTGGAACTAAATAAATACACGGCGAAATACCTGATCAAGGATAAAGAAACAGTAAAAGAATTTTGGGGGCTAGCTTGAGACAAAAACAGATTAAAGACTACTTTTTGGCCTGTAGGGATCAATGCAGGGAAGAAACAAAGGACATTCGCAAAACATGGGATGCCCTATTAGGGCAATATCTGTGCAAGAAGGACTTTGGGGAGAAAAAAGACTGGCAGTTCAAGATATACACCCCTATTGGCAAGCCAAAGATCAAGAAAGCCGTTCGGTTAATCAAGAAAAACCTGATTACAACGGGTAGTTATTTCGATTTTGATAATCCTCCCAAGCTGGAAGATAAACTCAAAAAGTGCCATTTAACCAAGCGTGCTCTTGAATTGTACCTCCGTGAGGCTGGTTTCATTGATGAACTTAGTATCGCCCTTGAATCAGGCTTTACCTTGGGCCTGATGATCATGAAATTCTGGGTGGCAGAAGAGGAAGATCATTATTACATTGACGCTGACAAGGCCGAGATCGTTTATCCAAAAAGGCCGAAGATGCGGTGTAAGGCCATAAACCCGTTTAATTTCTACTTTACCAGGGATAACCAGATAAACATTGAAGAAGAATGGCTCACATTGACCGAATTTAAGCAGATGGTTGATGAAAGCCCAGGTATTTACAACAAAAGTGAAGTCAAAAAGCTATTAGCCGGTGATTATCAACCAACAGAGAACCTAGCCGATGAGGATAAAAAACGCATCCAAAAACTTGGTTTAAGGGATGCCGAGAATAAGTACCGCAAAGAAGTTAAGTTGGCTCATTTTTACGGGCCTATCACGACTGAGAAAAACGAACTGTTCATGGCTAACGCCCAAATGCTTATCGCAAATGATAAGTATCTAGTGTTAGGCCCTCGTGAGAACCCTTTCTGGCACAAGAAAAGTCCTTATATCTACGCCAGTCCCTTAAACGTTCTTTTCCGGCATGTTGGGAAAGGCTTAATTGAGGATGTCATGGGCGTGGAAGATGCCATTGTTGAGTTTGTGAACCTGCAGCTAGACAACTTGCTCTGGAAGATTCTTGGCATACATGAAGTAGATGACATGGCATTTTCCGAGTTTGGCCGAGCAGACTTAAGGGAACTTTATCCTGGGAAATTTGTTCGCAGGAGGTCTGGTTATCAAGGAAGCAGCTATCAATTTCACGACATTGGTGTTGATCCCGCCAAGGCCATGCCGATGCTGCAGGAGTTAAAGACCCTTTACGATGAGGAAATTGGCGTCACCCAGTACGTGGAAGCCCTGCCAGGGGCGACAAGTGAGAAAGCGACTATTTACGCCGGTAGAAGGCAGACAGCGTTAAGTGATTTTCAGTCCATTGCCCTTGATATTGAACGTGGTTTTATGACGAAATGCTTTGATATGGCAAGGGATTTAATGATTCAGTATTTAATGGTATTCGATAATCCTGATTTAGAGGATATTTTCAGGGAAAATGAACTTGATCTAGCTGAGATGACTGATGCCGAGAAACGGGCCATGATAGTTACTGATGTGGACTTTATTGGTAAAGGCATAAGCATTTTCTTTGAAAGAGAGCAGTTGATCCAGAAAATAGGAGCCTACGTGAAAATGTTGAATGCTTTGCCGGGTACGGCGCAACTTTATCCAAATTGGCCTGTCATTATAAAGCGATTTAACGAGGCTTTCTCTTTTGATAAGCCAGAAGAAATGCTTCACTCAGACCAGGAAGTTGCACAGCTTCAGGCCCAAATGCAACAGGCTCAGCAGGCCCAAATGATTCAACAGATGCAGCTAATGCAACAGGCTCACCAACATGAGCTTGAAAAGATAAATTTACAAAATCAACCAAAATTATTGGATATCCAGAGAAAATATGAATCAGAGGAAGCGGACAGGAAAGCCAAATTGATAGCTGAGGCAATGAAATGAGACCAGGGCGAATTATAAATTTGATTCAACAGGCCAAAGACACTCCTTTTTACAAGGAACTTCTCATGCCTGAGCTTAACCGGCGGATGGCAAGTTATGATGAATTGATGGCAACAACTGATCCTTGGAAGCGTTATGGTTACGTTGAGGCTTACATGGCTTTAAAGGCTTTTAAATTAGCGCTGGAATTAGCTTCTTCTTCTGAAGAAGAAGTAAATAAAGCGGACACCCGCCCTGGGGGCGGCCCCGCGAAAATAAAAGGAGAAAATTATGGCTGATGAAACTATTGAAACCCCGACACTTGACACACCAAATTTTGGTGGTGAAGAACTTGTGCCAGATAATGAGTCGGGTAGTCCCCCGTCTGAGACCGAGGACACCTCCCTCGAAGGAGCCTCTGAGGTCGAGAAAGACGATACGGACTGGAAAAAGCGGCACGCAGATGCCGTTAGATGGGCACAAAGAGAGGCAGAATCACGGCAAAAACTTGAAAAAAGGCTTGAGGAACTGGAGGCCCGAACCAGGAAACTCCAGGATGCAGGCTTGGACTTTGACAGCCTTGAAGGATACCTGGGGGAAGAAGAAAAAAGTTCGATACCTTCCGATTATGTTCCCAAGAAAGACTTTGACCAGGCCGTGCAGACTGTCAATCAGAAACTCTGGAATGCTAGCAAAATGATCTTTACAGCTGCTAATCCGGAGTTTAAAGACCCCGATCTGTCAACTATGCTGGACTATGAGTGTTCCCGTATCGTGCAGGATGAGATCAATAACACGGGTAATATGACCCTTAGTCCGGAAGATTTGCTGGCAAAAGGGGCAAAGCGGTTGAAGAAATTTATTAACAAAATAAAAGGTGAAGGCGAAAAATCCGTTACTGAGAAACGAAAGAAAATCTCCGAGGCTGGTATCCCCGCCGGAAGAGAGAAGGCTAAAAAGATTGAATCGGAAGAGGAAATCTCGCCTGACCAAATTTGGCTGGGAAACCAAAGAGAAGCCCAGAAACGGATAAAAGCCGGAGCCTAAAAAGGAGGTTATGAGCAATGGCTGGACAATTGTTTGCAACTTCAACTCAGGGACAACTCTTGTATTCTCCTTTGCTAAGCAAGGAAGTTCTTGAGGCGGCGCAGCCTGATCTCAAAATCAGGCAATTTGTGTCCGCCAGGGAAGCCTGGGGAAAGAATGCAGGTGAAACGTTCTTGATTGATAAATACGGTAACATTGATACAGCCGGTGGGCAGTTGATGGAAACGTCTACTATTCCTGCACACTCTTTCAGGCTGTATCAAGCAACCTGTACTTTACATGAATACGGGAATAGCATCCCGTTTACACGCAAATATGAAGACCTTTCTCAGGTAAGCGTGAGGGAAGGTATTGTTCTTACACTTAAGAATGACCTGGCAAAGGTTATTGATACTCAGGTAGAGGCAGCACTGGACGATGCCAAAATTCGGTATGTCGGCACGGCTACTGACGGTGGTGTAGTCACTACCGATGGAACTGCAACGGCTACTGCGACATCTTCACTTAACAAGTTTCACGTTAAGGAGATCATAGACTATATGTATCAGACTATGAAAGCCGAACCGTGGGCTGGTGGAGATTACATGGCTATTTGTAGTTCTGATGCTAAGCGTGGTATCTATGACGATGTCGAGGCAATCTTGCAGTACACTAAATATCCTGCCTCCGGTGAGTTTGGCAGATATTATGATTGTCGATTCGTTAAAACAAACCATGCGCTGGATAATGCAATTGGGGCAGGCTCCGCCTATGGCGAAGCGTACTTTCTTGGCGGGCCTGATGTGGTGTTTGAAGCTAATGCCGTGTCTCCGATAGTCATACCTAAAGAGGTAACCGACTATCAAAGGTCAAGGGGACTAGCCTGGTACGCCATTATGGGATGGGTAATCGCCCATAATGCCGATCCGGACAATAACGTTGTCAAGTACGATAGTGCGTAATAAATAGGTCGGGGGCACGAGGCCCCCACCTACAATACTTTTTCGAGGAGGTTTTACAATGGGTGGAGGATATGATTCCTATAATACCATGACCATTTGCCTTCCTTCGTTTGATTTTGGAGGGGGTGCTGCTGAAACGATGAGTTTCCGCATTCCGGCTGCAATGAATGCGGAACTTATTAAGATCGGTGTAATGGTCACAGAAACGTTCGCAGATGATACGACAAGTGCTTCAGTTGAACTTGGAACCGCAGCCGATTCAGATGCTTATGCAAAACTTGTGATCCCCGATGGGACTGCGGATAATGACTGTTTCGATGAGACAGATGATACAGATGCAATTATTTCACCGAATATCGCAGCTAATACACTTGTAAGGGTAACATTGACCAATGGTACTGATTCTGTGGGAGTAGCAGGGCAAGGCGTGCCGTTCTTCGTTTTTAGAATGCGGCCTGCGGTGTAAACTTTTTAATCTGAGGGGGAGCTTGTCTTCCCTTCAGAAATTATTTTGAATGGTAAAGAAACGTTCTTTGATAATACGTCATGCCGCTTTAGGTGATGTCATAATGGCAACAGCCGTTATTCCGTATCTTCAGCAGGATGGTTATGACATAGATTTTTACACCAACAAAGCTGGTAGAGAAATTATAAAGCATGATCCAAGAATTAAGAGGATAATAATTCATGATGAAAGTGTTCCCGTTGAAAAACTATGCGCTCTTTGGCAAAAAGTTGGCGAACCATACGATAAGGTTGTCAATTTGCATGACTTAATAGAAAACAGGGTTTTGTTTGCGTATCCGCAACCTGAGTATTTTATACCTGTAAGGAAGCGAAGGCAGATAGTTGGTAATGAAAATTATATTGACATGCATATTGAGCGGGCAGGGTATAAGCCGAAAACGGGGATGAGAGTACCTTCCCTTTGCTTAAGTAAGGAAGAAAAAATGAAGGGGAAGGCATGGGCAAGAAAACACAAGAGATATTTTAAGGTTGTCTGGGGCTTAGCGGGTTCCTCGGTTCATAAAATTTGGCGATATTTTGAGCCTTGCGCGAGAGAATTTCTGAGGCGGCATAAAGATGCTTATATATTTACGGTGGGGGATTACGCTTGCAAGCTATTAACTTTCCCCCACGAGAGAGTTGAGAATACAATGTTTTGGGAGATGCCGTTCCGGGATACGATGATTTTAGCTAAATATGCCGACCTAGTTATCGGGCCTGAAACGGGTGTCATACAAGCAGCAGGCGCTTTTGGAACGCCGGTGTTGTGTTTACTGACTCATTCGAGTAAATATCAGGTGACAGGCACATTCAAGAATGATTACTCGATTCAAGCACCTATTTGGTGTAGCCCCTGTCATCTTTTGCATAAATTCACCTACATCTGGCGCCATGTATGCCAGGTAGGAACAAATCCTGATCTCCCCCGATGCTGTGAGCACGGCATGGGGGACGTTCTTGATAAAATGGAGGAAGCTTATGGCTTATGGAAAAGTGGGAAGGCCGCCTAAAGAGGTGAAATTCGATCATAAAGGCCCTGTCACGCAGGCAGTTCATGCCGGCGTAAAATGTCTTTATCAGAATGGTAGACGATGGTCTTACGCCGAGTTCAACCGATTTAGCGAAAAATGGGAACCTGAACCCCGGCCAATAGATGAAATGGATGCCAATACGACTGCTCTGGCGTTTCATGTGGGAGAACTAAGAAAACTGCTTAAGCCTCTAATTGAGCAGTTTGCTAAGTTAGCAGGCGTGGTGGAAAACCTTGAAAAGCTGGTGAAGGATATAGAAGATGCCAAATAAGACGAGGGCGGATATTATCAACCAGGTCTACGAATACATTCCTAACCTGAATGTATCCTCCTATGACACGACACTTGACAACCTGATTGACCTTGCAGCGGAAGAGATAAGCCGAAGACATAACTTTTCCTATCTGCGGGATCCAACGCCAGCGACCCACGGCTTGGCTGCTGGCGATTATTATGTCGATGAGGCTGACTTTTCATTTACTAATTTCAAGGAGATCGTCTTTTTGCAATGGATCAAGTCAAGTACGGGGGAAAACGCTAGAATTAAATTTATACCCCAGCAGGCTTTTTTGGATCGGTATCCTTATGTGGAATACGGTGGCAA